TTTATGGAATGCCGATACTTGCAGAGAATAATAAACCAAGACTATTATACTATTTAAGAAGAAGAGGATATAGAGGATTTTCTATGAATCGACCAGATAAAGTGTGGAACAAATTATCTGTAGCGGAGAAAGAAGTAGGTGGAATACCTAATTCTTCAGAAGATATAAAACAAGCTCATGCGGCTGCAATTGAAATGTACATTCAAGACCACGTTGGCATGAGACAAGATGGAACGTTTGGAGACTTATACTTTAATGACTTATTAAATGATTGGAGTAGGTTCGATATAAATAAAAGAACAAAGTTTGACGCAACGATAAGTTCTGGTTTAGCAATAATGGCAAACAATAGACATTTGTATGCTCCAAACGCGAAGGTTGAAAAACCTAAATTAAACATAAATGTTTCCAAGTACAAAAACTCTGGAACTAATTCACAAATAATCAAATAATAAATATGGCAGAGTCTGGCATGCAAAATTATTTTCCGAGTCAAACCGTAAGTGATGCTGAAAAGCTAAGTTACGATTATGGCTTAAAAGTAGGTAAAGCAATACAACACGAGTGGTTTAATAACGATAGAGGTTCTAATAAATATAGATCTAACCACAACGATTTTCATAATTTAAGATTGTATGCTAGAGGCGAGCAATCTATTCAAAAATATAAGGATGAGTTATCTATAAATGGTGATTTGTCCTATCTTAATTTAGACTGGAAACCAGTACCAGTAATAGCTAAGTTCGTAGATATAGTTGTTAATGGTATAGCTGAAAGAATGTATGATATAAAAGCTTATTCTCAAGACCCTCATGGATTACAAAAAAGAACAAAGTTTGCTGAAAATATGTTATCTGATATAAAATCTAAAGGTATCAATGAAATCGCAGCTTCTTTTGGTATGGATTTAAGAAAATCTAACCATGATGTCCCTCTTCCAGAAACCGTAGAAGAGGCAGAGTTATATATGCAGTTAACTTATAAGCAAGCTGTAGAAATAGCTGAAGAACAAGCTTTAAAAACTTTATTCGAAGGAAATAATTACGAATTAATAAAGAAAAGATTTTATTACGATTTAACAGTTCTAGGTATTGGAGCTGTAAAAACTTCTTTCAATACTTCTGAGGGAGTTGTTATTGACTATGTTGATCCGGCTAATTTAGTTTATTCTTATAGCGACTCGCCGTATTTTGAAGATATATATTATGTTGGTGAGGTTAAAAATATTCCAATAAATGAATTAGCAAAACAATTCCCACATTTGTCTGAAAGTGATCTTGAAGATATATCAAAAACAAAGCACGATAATAAAGCGGGGTATAGTTCAAAGCATATAGAAGGTGATAATAACAGTGTTCAAGTTTTATATTTCAATTATAAAACTTATATGAATGAGGTTTACAAGGTAAAAGAAACAAGTACAGGCGCTAATAAAATTATACCTAAAGATGATAGTTTTAATCCACCTGAAGATATGGAGGGAGGTTATACTAGAATGTTGAGATCTATAGAGTGTCTTTATGATGGTGCTATGATACTTGGCTCTGACAAACTTATTAAATGGGAAATGGCTAAAAACATGATGCGACCAAAAAGTGATTACACTAAGGTTAAAATGAATTATGCTATTGTTGCGCCTAGAATGTATAATGGTAAAATTGATTCATTGGTAAAGAGAATTACTGGTTTTGCTGATATGATTCAATTAACACATTTAAAACTACAACAAGTATTATCACGTATGGTTCCGGATGGTGTTTATTTAGATGCTGATGGTTTGGCTGAAGTTGATTTAGGTAACGGTACTAATTATAACCCACAAGAAGCTTTAAATATGTTCTTCCAAACTGGATCTGTTATTGGTAGATCTTTTACTCAAGACGGTGATCAAAACCCAGGTAAAGTGCCTATTCAAGAAATAACATCGGGTTCTGGTGGTAACAAAATGCAAGCTCTTATAGGTAATTATAATTACTACATGCAAATGATTAGAGATGTGACTGGGCTTAACGAGGCTAGAGACGGTAGTATGCCAGATAAAAACGCTTTAGTAGGAATACAAAAACTAGCAGCAGCAAATTCAAATACAGCAACTAGACACATATTAAATTCTGGTTTATTTTTAACAGCAGAAATTGCAGAGTGTTTATCTCTTAGAATATCAGATGTAATAGAATACTCTCCAACTAAAGATGCTTTTATTCAAGCAATAGGAGTTAATAATGTGGCAACATTAAAGGAAATGTCTGAATTACACTTGTATGATTTTGGTATATTTTTAGATTTAATACCAGATGAAGAAGAAAAAGCTATATTAGAGAACAATATACAAATGGCAATACAGCAGCAGAGTATAGAGTTAGAAGACGCGATTGATCTTAGAGATTATAAAAATATAAAATTAGCAAATCAAATGCTAAAAATAAGAAGAAAAAAGAAACAAGAAAGAGATCAAAAGGTTCAAATGCAAAATATACAAGCGCAAACAAAATCTAATACAGAATCTGCGCAAGCAGCTTCTCAAGCTGAAGTTCAAAAAAATCAAGCTATAACACAAAGTCAAGCTGAGTTAGAAAAAATTAAAGCTGAATTGCAATCAAAAAAAATGGAGCATGAGGTTCAAATGAAAAAAGAACTAATGGAACTAGAGTTTCAATACAACATGCAATTAAAAGGTATTGAAGTGGATGGTTTAAAAAGTAGAGAAAAAGAAAAAGAAGATCGTAAAGACGAAAGAACAAAAATACAAGCTACACAACAATCTGAAATGATTGAACAAAGAAATAGTGGTAAAGCGCCTAAAAACTTTGAGTCCGCAGGTAATGATATACTAGGTGGGGGATTTGATTTAGGTAGTTTTGACCCTAGTTAGAATTATTAATTATTATTATATTATATTATGGAAGAAAAAATAGAAGAAGGGCCAGTGGTAGATAATACCGTGGATAAATTAAAAGTTAAAAAACCAGCAAAGAAAAAGTTTGAAACATCAGAAGATAATGTTATTAAAGTTGATCTTAACAAACCATCTCAACCAGTGGAAGAAATTACTAAGGTTGATTTAAAAAAACCAGAAGAAAATGAAACTAAAACAGATAACGCTGACGACAGCGGAGTGGTTGCAAAGCTTGAAAATGCCGAGTCCACAGAAAAACAAGAAGAAGTACAACCGGAAGCAGAAGCACAAGAAACTCCAGTATTAGAAGAAATAACTGAAGATTCTACAGAAGAAGAAGTTGCTGAAGTAGAGGAGCAAATAGAAGAAGCTGTTGCCAAGGCTGAGGCCACCGGTGAACCAATACCAGAAAATATCCAAAAGTTAATGGACTTTATGGAAGAAACTGGTGGAGATTTAAATGACTATGTAAAGCTTAATCAAGATTACAGTAAACTAGCGGATCAAGATCTATTATACGAGTACTATAAGCAGACAAAACCTCATTTGAATAATGAAGAAATTAACTTCCTTATGGAAGATCAATTCTCTTTTGACGAAGAAGTTGACGAAGATAGAGATATACGAAGAAAAAAATTAGCGTTAAAAGAGCAAGTTGCCAACGCTAAAAGCCACTTAGACGGGCAAAAGTCTAAATACTATGAAGAAATTAAAGCTGGTAGCAAACTTACGGGTGAGCAACAGAAAGCAATTGATTTCTTTAATAGATACAACAAAGAGTCAGAAGCAACTCAAAAAACAGTTAAAACTAATAGTGAAATTTTTACACAAAAAACCAATCAGGTTTTTAATGACAAGTTCAAAGGTTTTGAATATAACGTCGGTGATAAAAAATACAGATTTAACGTAAACAATGCTGAAGAGGTTAAAAATACTCAGAGTGATTTAAACAATTTTACCAAAAAGTTTTTGGATAAAAAATCTGCTTTAACAGACGCTAGGGGTTATCATAAATCTTTATATACAGCAATGAATGCAGACGCTGTTGCAAAGCACTTTTACGAACAAGGAAAAGCTGATGCTATGAAAGATAGCGTTGCTAAAGCCAAAAATGTAGATATGAATCCAAGGCAAAGTCATGGGCAAATTGAAGCAGGTGGTATGAAGTTCAAAGTGCTAGGAGATAATTCTTCTGATTTTAAGTTTAAAATTAAAAATAAAAAATAAATAACAATTTAAAAAAAATTAAAATATGCCAATTACTGCTGGGGGCTCGCTGAATAGCGTGCCAAACCCAATACAACAAGCGTTGTCAACTAATTACATCGACTTTACTGACGGTGCAACAGGTTGGGAACAACAATATTTACCAGATCTTATGGAGAAAGAGGCTGAAGTTTTTGGAAACAGAACTGTTTCAGGATTTCTTTCACAAGTAGGAGCTGAAGAGGCTATGAGCTCTGATAGAGTCGTATGGTCTGAACAAGGTAGACTTCATTTAGCGTACACAGGTACATTAGTAATAGGAACTTCTGTTGTTACTATTGGTGCGCACGCTTCATCAACAGGTACTTATGTAGCTGGTTCACACGGTTTAAGAATCGGTGATACGTGTTTAGTTGCATGTTCAACTCAAACTTATGTTGGTAAAGTTACAGCCATTGCAACTGATGCCGTTACTATTCTTCCTTACGAAGGTACACACGCGACAAATGTTGGTATGACAGCAGGTGCTGTTACCGTTCTTAAAATTGGTTCTGAGTGGATGAAAGGATCTGATACTCCTTACACTACCGCTAATGAGCCTTCATTCTTATCTTTCGAAAACAAACCAGTTATCATTAGAGATATGTATCACGTTTCTGGATCTGATGCTTCTCAAGTTGGTTGGATTGAAACTACTAGTGAAGATGGACAAAGTGGATATCTTTGGTATTTAAAAGCTGAGGGTGAAACTAGATTGAGATTTACTGATAATTTAGAAATGACATGTTTAGAGGGTGTTCGTGGTGTTGCTGCGTCTACACTTGATACCGGTGTTGGAACATTAATGCCTGGAGGTGCTGGTGGTGGTAACGATGACTTTGGTACACAAGGTTTATTTGATGCTATTGAAACTAGAGGTAACGCTTCTAATGGTATCACAGGTATAACTTGCGCTACTGATTTAGCTGAATTTGACGCTATACTAGCTGAGTTTGATAGACAAGGTGCTATTGAAGAAAACATGATGTTTGTAGACAGAAACACTTCGTTAGCAATTGACGATATGTTAGCATGTATGAATTCTTACGGAGCTGGTGGTACTTCTTACGGAGTATTTGACAACTCAGAAGACATGGCGTTAAATTTAGGTTTCTCTGGTTTCAGACGTGGATCTTACGATTTCTACAAATCTGACTGGAAATACTTAAACGATGCTGGCGCAAGGGGTGCTATTAACGCTAGAGACCTTACAACTGGAATTAGAGGAGTTATAGTTCCTGCTGGTGTTTCTTCTGTTTATGACCAAATATTAGGAAAGAACCTTAAGCGTCCTTTCTTACACGTTAGATACAGAGCTTCTAATACAGAAAGTAGAAAGTTTAAAACTTGGACTACTGGTTCTGTTGGGGCTGCTACATCTGAATTAGACGCAATGCGAGTTAACTACTTATCTGAAAGATGTTTAGTTACTCAAGGTGCAAATAACTTTATGTTATTGAACTAAGACAATTTTTAAAAGACCGGGGCTTCGGCCTCGGCCTTTTATTTTTATTAATTTTATTATATATTATATTATGGCAAAAAAACAAAAAAATACAGAAATGGAACCAACTCCACAGGTTGTAGAACAACCAAAAGTTGAAACACCGGTTATGGAAAAACCATTACCAACACCAAAAAAAAATACTTGGGAAATAAAAGATAGGGTTTATATGCTTGTAGGAAATAAAAGACCTTTAAGCAAAATAATTAAATCAACAAATATATATTGGTTTGATAAGGAAGCAGGTTACGAGAGAGAATTAAAATATTGTTCAAACCAAAGAACTTGTTTTGTTGACGAAATGAAAGGTGACGAACGATTAGAACATATTATTTTTAGAAATGGTGTGTTAGAAGTGCCTAAAAATAAAACTGTTCTTCAAAAAATGCTATCATTATACCATCCTCAAAACAATACTGTTTTTAGAGAATTAAAACCAGAAGTTAACGCGATAAACGAAGTTGAAATAATTGAACAGGAAATAGAAGCGTTAAACGTTGCTCAAAATATGGATATTGATACAGCTGAAGCTATTATGCGTGTAGAGATTGGATCTAAAGTATCTGAGATGAGTTCTAAGGAAATTAAAAGAGACGTGCTATTGTATGCTAAAAGAAATGCTAAATTATTCTTAGACTTAGCTAAAGATGAAAACGTGATTCTTAGAAACTTTGGTATTAAAGCAACTGAAATGGGGATATTAAAACTATCTGCTGATCAAAGGACTTTTTCATGGGGTTCTAATGATAGAAAACTAATGAATGTTCCATTTGATGAACATCCTTACTCAGCTTTAGCCGCTTGGTTAAAAACTGAAGAAGGTCTGGAGGTTTACTCCAATATTGAAAAAAGATTAAATTAATCTAACT